ATAAATATACTTGGAGAATCAAATGTCTGAAAATAGCAACTTAGAAGAACGTCAAAAAGTCTACGATTACATACGTGCTATGCTTGGCGACGGCATGGTAGATGTAGAGCTTGATCCTATACATTATGAAACTGCTGTCGATCGTGCGCTAACACGCTTTAGACAACGCAGTCCTAATGCTGTAGAAGAAAGCTACAGTTTCCTGGAGTTTGTTACGGATCAAAATGAATATCGTCTACCTGACGAAATCATTGAAGTTCGACAGCTTTTTAGACGCAGTATCGGCAGTAGATCTGGCAGTGGAAGTGGCGGCACATTGTTTGAACCGTTCAACTTGGCCTATACTAATACCTATTTGCTTAACGGCACAATGTTAGGTGGACTTTTGACCTATGAACTATTTGCACAATATCAAGAATTAGTAGGTCGTATGTTTGGTAGCTTTATCGAATATCACTATAATCCTAACACACATATTCTTCGTGTGCTACAAAGACCGTTTGCCAGTGGCGAAATTATACTAATGCGAACCTATAACTATCGTCCCGACTGGGCTTTGCTCACTGACCTGTATGCTAAACAATGGCTTAAGGACTACAGTCTAGCAGTGGCTAAAATCATACTAGGTGAAGCACGTAGTAAGTTTGGACAGATTGCCGGACCGGGCGGAGCAGGTGGACTTAATGGTGCTGATCTTAAATCAGCAGGCAAAGAAGAAATGGCTGCATTAGATAAAGAATTGGAAACATTTGTTTCTGGTGGCACTGGTTATACATTCATTATAGGTTGACATAGCCAACAATTTTCTATAAAATATATTATCTCAGGAGATAATATGATCATAGGAATCTGCGGTTTCATCGGCAGCGGCAAAGACACAGTCGCTGACTACCTAGTAAACTTCCACGAATTTAGACGAGAGTCATTTGCCAACACTCTCAAAGATGCAGTCGCGGCTGTATTTGGTTGGGATAGAATCATGCTAGAAGGCAGAACCAAAGAAGCTCGAGAGTGGCGTGAACAGCCTGACCAATGGTGGAGTGACCGTTTAGGTCAGCAGATTACTCCTCGTTGGATACTACAGTATTGGGGCACAGAAGTATGCCGTAAGGGGTTCCATGACGATATATGGATCGCCAGCGTAGAAAACAAACTTAGAAAAAGTGGCGATAACGTTGTTATCAGTGATTGTAGATTTCCCAATGAAATTGCCAGTATCAAATCTGCTGGTGGAAAAATTGCCTGGGTGCAACGAGGCACATTACCACATTGGTATGACATTGCAGTCAAAGCTAATCGAGGCGAAACCAGTGCAATTACATGGTTAGAAAAAGAAAAGATTCATGCCAGTGAGACTGCATGGATCGGCAGTAACTTTGATTACACGTTAGACAACAATGGCAGCATTGACGATTTGTATAAGCAGATTAAAAATCTGGTAACAGATCGCCCTGTTTCCACAGTGCCCCTTCCTTATGAAGAACTCTCTGACAGTTTGCACACACTGTCTTAAGATTAGCAGAGCGGCTGTTGTTGAGATTGCCGTCTATGTGAAAAACATTAAACTGTTCTTTATGCTTGGATTTAAATCCGCATTTATCGCACACTGATTTCATGCGATATCCGTCCTGATACCATTTAGGCATGCCTTTGCCTACGCCTCCATAGCGTAGACACAGTTCGCATTTTGATCTATAGTAGATTTTAGTGCCTTTTTTGTAATTTATAGCTGCCGGTCTCAGCCCGCAACCGCATAATGGTCTAGTCATTCTTTATTTATTGCCCTTTTTAGTCCCTTTTCTTGTTTTATAACCACTGCTTTTTTGCAATGTTTGGGTAAATAAAACTAGTAAAAGACTCTTAGGAGATATCAAGATGGCTTTATCATCACCCGGCGTTCAAGTTAGCGTAATCGACGAATCATTCTACACACCAGCTGAGCCTGGCACAGTTCCATTGATCATCGTCGCTTCAGAAGAAAACAAATCAAATGGATCAGGCACTGGCACTGCTCCAGGAACATTGGCTGCTAATGCAGGCACAGTGTATCTAATGACAAGTCAGAAAGACTTAGCTGATACATTTGGCGATCCAATGTTTAAAACAGACAGCAATAATAATCCTATTCATGCTGGCGAACAAAATGAATATGGTCTGCAAGCTGCCTATAGTTTACTAGGCGTTAGCAATCGTGCATACATTGTGCGTGCCAACGTTGACCTAGGACAATTAGATCCAATTGCAACAGCACCTAGCACAACTCCGCCAAACGGCACATATTGGCTAGACACACAAAATACTAAATGGGGTATTTTTGAGTGGAACAGCGATGGCATCACAGCCGGCGGTATTGGTCAAAAGTTTACCAACAAAGCACCGATCGTTATCACAGATACAACTAAAGTTGTAGACTTTGACGGTAGCGACTATACTCCTAAAACATCAGTGGGATCAGTTGGCAGCTATGCTATTGTAGCAGTAACTAGCACATTGACTACTTGGTATAAAAACCGTAGCGGTGCTTGGGTTATTGTTGGTTCTCCAGAGTGGGCACAAAGTTGGCCAACTATTGCTGGAACAGCAAGTCCTGCAACAGTATCTGGAACAATTATTTTCACAGTTGATGGTGAAGCACTATCAACAATTACACTGTCTGGATCAACATTGACAGCAGCGGCAGCGGCCATCAATACTAGCACATACAACAACGCAGGTGTGTATGCCGCGGTGGTTAACAGCAAGTTAGAAATTTATTCAAACAACGTAATTGAATCATCGTTAGGTGACAGCACTGCTGCTAACACTATCAGCATCAGCGGAACAGCATTGACAGCACTTGGTATCACTGCTGACGATTATCTAGTTCCTAAGTTATCAATTCAACCACACACCAGTGTTCCTACATACAAGAGAACAGACAATCCAGCTTCTGCTGTAGGTCGTCCAACTGGTTCTGTATGGATTAAGACTACCGAACCTAATCTAGGTGCAAGAATTAGAACAAAACGTTTTAACAGTGCAACCGCAGCATGGGAAGAAGTAGCAACACCAATGTATGCCAACGGTTCATCCGCATTAAACGGTTTAGATTCAACCGGTGGTGGCGCAAATCTTCCTGTAGGCGCATTGTTTGCAAAATTCAATATTGAAGAAGATTACGGTTTAGATGATACTCCAAGACTTGCCACTGCAAAAATTTACAGAAGAAACGCAATAGGTGCTACTACTATTATTAGTGCAGCAATTAGTGCAACAAGTTTCCCAGCAAACAACTATTCTTTCAAACTAGCAGAAAGTATCACAGGTCAAGATGCACCAAGCAGTGACTATTTGATTCAGTTCACTAGTGCAGGTTCAGTTGATGATGCTGACACCTTAGCCGGTGCAATTAACTCAGCTGGCATGACTAATGTCAGCGCCAGTGTTGATGCTCAGAATAGATTAACTATTACTCATGCTACTGGCGGCGATGTTTACATCACTGAAGCATTGAATACTCCTTTCAATAACATTTTTGCAACAAGTGGTGTAGCCACTACTGGCAACTTGTATGTTGCAGGAACAGGCACAACATACAATTATGTTGCATCATTATGGAAAGCATTGTCATACGAAGCTAGTAGTGACCCAGTAGTTGCATTGGCAACAGACGGACAACTATGGTATAGTTCAGTTATTGACGAAATTGACATTTTGATCAACGATGGTGACAACTGGGTAGGTTACGCAAACTATGCTGACTACACTGGAACAGATCCAGCTGGTCCTATAGTTGCAGCCGCTGCACCATCATTACAAAGTGATGACACAGCATTGGTAACAGGTGATTTGTGGATCGACACTAGCGACACAGAAAACTTCCCAACAATTTACAAATACAACGCAAACTTAGTATCTCTTCCAGTTGAAAAACGTTGGGAACTAATTGACAAAACAGATCAAAGTTCAGAAGATGGTGTATTATTTGCCGACGCACGTTATAACACTGCTGGTGCAAACAGCGATGAACAAGGCACAATTGTTGATTTACTATCAAGCGACTATGTTGACCCAGACTGCCCAGATCCAGCATTGTATCCAAAAGGTATGTTGCTATGGAACCTACGTCGTAGCGGATTCAACGTTAAGAAATTTGTTCGTGACTACATTGACTTAACTGCCGATAACGACAGAAATAGTGCTAACCCTGGCGAATCAATGGCCAACTATTATCCAAATCGTTGGGTAACAGAAAGTGCTAACCAAGCCAATGGCGCTGGAACATTTGGACGTAAGTCACAACGTGCTGTAGTTGTTCAAGCACTACAAGCTACTGTAAACAGTAACATTGACATTAGAGACACTGACGGTCGTGTGTTTAACTTGTTAGCTTGCCCAGGATATCCTGAACTAATTGGCGAGTTGATCAGTTTGAACTATGATCGTGCATTAACAGCATTTGTTGTTGGTGACAGTCCTGCAAGATTGCCAAATGGTGCTACCAGCATCAGTAATTGGGGTAACAACGCAGAAGGTGCCACTCAAGATGACGACACTGGTTTAGTTAGCTTTGATGAATATCTAGGCATTTACTATCCATGGGGCTTCTCAAGTGACAATGCTGGTAACAACATTGTTGTTCCGCCAAGCCATATGATGCTACGCACTATCAGCTTAAACGACCAAGTTGCTTATCCATGGTTTGCTCCAGCTGGAACAAGACGTGGTGGCATTACTAACGCAACAGCAGTTGGTTATGTCGACGGCGAAGGCGAATTCAAGACAGTTGCTCTAAATGAAGGCCAACGTGATACAATGGCTAGCATTAAGACTAACCCAATTACATTCTTATCAGGTTCTGGTTTAGTAGCATACGGTCAATATACCCGTGCTAGAAATGCCAGCGCATTAGATAGAATTAACGTAGCACGTTTGATTGTATACCTACGTAGACAATTAAATCAATTAGCTAAGCCTTACTTGTTTGAGCCTAACGACAAGTTAACACGAGATGAGATTAAGAATGCCTGCGAAAGTCTAATGTTAGAGTTAGTAGGACAACGTGCTTTATACGACTTCTTAGTAGTATGTGATGAATCCAACAACACACCTGCTAGAATCGATCGTAACGAATTACACGTAGATATTGCGATCGAGCCAGTTAAAGCAGTGGAGTTTATTTACATTCCATTGAGAATTAAGAATACTGGTGAAATTGCAGCTCTAGGTTAATTGATAAATACTACGACGGAGAACATAAATGTCATCAGCAACATTATCAAAATTTACAGTGCCCTTAGATGGTTCGCAACCACAGGGCATGTTGCATCCAAAACTAAAATATAGATTTCGTGTAACATTTGAAAACTTCGGTGCTAAAGGAACAGCTACCACCGAACTTACTAAACAGGTAGTATCTTTCGCTAGACCTACAGTGCAGTTTGAAGCCATCGAACTTCCAACATATAATTCAAGAATTTATGTTGCCGGTCGTCATGCATGGCAAACTGTGCAAACAACGCTACGTGACGATGCCACTGGCCAAGTTTCTAAACTAATCGGTCAACAAGTGCAAAAGCAATTTGACTTCTTTGAAATGTCAAGTGCTGCTGCAGGTATTGACTATAAGTTTATGACACGCTTTCAAATGTTAGACGGTGGTAACGGAAACAACGCACCCACAGTTCTTGAAGAATGGGAACTATATGGTTGCTACCTAGAAAACGTTAACTACCAAGAAATGAACTATGGCACTAACGAAGCTATGACAATTCAAATGACTATCAAGTTTGATAATGCCAACCAGAAAGGTGCAAATGCTGGTATTGGTTCTGCAGTTACAAGAACTATCGGAACTAACGCTACAGGTGTTGGTAGTTAATAGTAAACTAAATTATAGTTTTATAAAAAGGCTGATTCGTTCAGCCTTTTTTATTTTGTAAAACTGGGTTTTTTATTTGAATAAATAATTATATGGCAAATAAATTAAATGGCTTTTTATCAGGGATTACGAATCCTGGTGGACAAATGCGCGACTTCCAACACGCAGCAAGAACGTTCTCTGATGATACTTTTCGACTAGCACCCAAGCACAAGCATTTATTTCACGTATGTCTTAAAGTTAACACAGCCGCCTATAAGATTCCGTCGTCATTATTACAAAATCAAAACGAAGTAAATTTATTAGTTAAAAACATAACATTGCCAAGTTTTACTATTCAAACTGACACAGTTAATCAGTATAATAGAATTAAGCATGTTCAAACTAAACAAAGTTTTCAGCCAGTAACTGTTAAATTTCATGACGATAACTACAGTGTTATAAACCGATTATGGCAGAATTATTATAGTTACTATTATGCAACACCTAGCACTGCCACAGTCCCAGGCAGTTATAAAAGAAATGCCATGGAGCGTGGAAGTCCTTACAGATACGGCTTAGACAACGACAGTTCATATCCATTCTTTAACAGCATTGTAGTTTACCAAATGGCACGTCAAGAATTTGTCAGTTATGAATTAATAAATCCGTTAGTAAAATCATGGGCGTTTGACACAGTTGATTATAATTCTGGCCAGACACAAGAATGCACAATGACATTTGACTATGAAGCTGTAAAATTTGGCAGCGGTCGAGTAAGTCCAGGTAATCCATTAGGATTTGCCCTAGATCATTATGATCGCACACCGAGTCCGTTGTCCGTAGCGGGTGGCGGCACTCCTACACTGTTGGGCCCCGGCGGCGTATTAGCCGGAGTAGCAGATGTATTTGGCGATATTTCTTCAGGACGCTGGAAAGAAAGTCCTTTAGACTTTTTATCTACAGCAATTAGTGCAGTTAACACTTATCAGAACGCAAAGAACTTAACTTCGGCAGGATTAAAAACTGAAGGTAGGTCTATTATTAATTCTACAGTTACCGGAACCATCAATCAAGCTGCCAACGAAATTGTGCAAAATAGAACCGGTGGCCTTAACAAAATTGTAGTGCCAGTGGGCGGACAGCAAACAGATACTACCAAAGCCACACAAAGGAATTTACCTTAAATGAGCAGTTTACCTAGTTCACAAACCACTGCTGTTGATTCTAGCACCGCAGTTAAAACATTTTTTGACAGCTATTTTTTACAACAAATTAGTTTTGCGTCAAACGAAATAGATGCAGTAGTTGGATTTTTTCAAAAAAGAGGATTCGACCAAGACGCTGCTCAGTCCACTGCTATCAGTATTCTTACTCAGGCAAAATTTGAAAACATTAAGCCTTTTGCAGTAATTGACACTCTTAAGGGGTTAACTGATGTGCAATTAAGCAGAGTAGTTACAGAAGTTCTAAACACAAAAAGAGAAGCAACAAGTGCATTAGGATATAGCATACCTTACACTGCTAATAATTTTGAATCTAGAAATATACGCCCATGAGTAGATTTGCTAGGGGGAAGTTTGTTCCTACTCGCCCTGAGAAATACGTAGGAAATCGCAGTCCTACATACAGAAGCAGTTGGGAATGGGCCTTTATGCGGTTCTGTGACACCAATGAAAGCATATTAAAATGGGCCAGCGAAGCAGTGCAGATTCCATACAGAGACCCTACTACTAATCGCAACACAGTATACATCCCAGATTTTTTCATACAATACGTAGATAAGACTGGAAAGATACTAACTGAGCTAATAGAAGTAAAACCCCAGAATCAAACACTGTTAGAAAAAGTTGGCAAAAACGTAAACAATCAAATACAGTATGTTAAGAATCAAGCAAAATGGGCAGCGGCTAGCAATTGGTGTAAGGGACAGGGTATCCGTTTTAGAGTGCTCAATGAACAAGATTTATTCTATGGAAGTGCCAAAAAGCGATAAGTAATAATATGAAAAAACTCGAAGAAATTCTAAATTTACCAGAGAATAAGAAAGACATTAAGAAAGCAGAAAAAGAAAATCTGCCCGCTGATTCACAGGCATTGCTACGCGATATATCAGAATACGATAAGATTGCCGCAGCACTGCCAATAGTCAAAGGTCTAGGTGACGTTGGTGATAAAGAGTTAGATGATCTAGCACAACGAGCCACGGATGCCTACGATGATTTAATGGATCTAGGCATGAACGTAGAAGCACGTTATAGCGGAAGAATATTCGAAGTTGCGGGCACTATGTTAAAAAATGCCATAGATGCTAAGTCAGCTAAGTTAGATAAAAAACTTAAAATGATTGAACTGCAATTAAAGAAGCAAAAGTTAGACCAAGAAATTAATCCAGAAGATAACTCGATTCAGGGTCAAGGAGTCATAATTAGTGACCGAAATAGCTTGGTGGAAAAACTTAAGAATATGAAATAAATATACTGTCAGGAACTGTCACATGAAATCATTTCAAGAATATATTGCCGAGAGCAAAAAAACTTATCCGTTTACTATAAAAGTATGTGGAGACTTGTCAGAGTCTGCAGATAAAATTATGAAGAGTGCTATGCACCGTTTTACAGTAAACAAACTCAGTAAAGGTAAAAAAACACCAATACAAGCCATGCCCTTAGATTTTCCAGGGCAGTCGAATGTAGAAGTTCATGTGTTCGAAGTTGACCTACAATATCCTACTACCAGTGCAGTATTAACAGAATTACTAGCAGACCAATTACAAATTAGTCCAGCAAAAATTAGAGTTAGAACTCCTGGCGAAATGGCAGAGATGGCACTGAATTTAGAACATAATCAAGCTAGCAACGAAAGTTTCTTACTAAAAGACTATGCTGATGAAAACAATCAAGATTTGGTTGGTCAGAAACGTGTGGTAAGTTTCTTAAAAGAATTAGGCAAGCAAGAACATACATTACAACCAGTTGCTGGTGTAAACGATCAATTACTAGCTAAGACTGCTCCCACAGACTCAGCAGGTAAAATAGCAGACGTAAAGCCAGGCACCAGTCCGGTAGGGTCACGTCAAAACAAGATCCCTGACCCCTACAAAGGAAAATAAAATGAACTTCAATGAGCTTTACAGAAAAATTGCGGCAATAGATAAAAAGACCAACGACGATATTATCGAAGAGTGTGGCATGGGTCCTATGACCAGTCCAATGTCTAGCCCAATGCCACAACAAGACAATGTTAACATGAATGTTAATATGAGTGGAAGTGGTGCCGGCGGCATTCGAGACTTAATGGCAATTCTTAAAAATATCGAAGATCACGGTGAACACGGTGAGCAAGAGATAATGCCTGGTATTGATTCGATCAGCATCGACACCCCTGGCGATATGGGCGACATGGGCGCAGCCGGTGGTGATGAATTAGCACAGATGTTAAGATTAACCGGCCAAGACGACGGCAGTAGTTCGAGCAAAAATATGTTACCGGGCAACGATGGTGCTGATGATGGCCCA